TTCCCCAATAAGCCCCGCCCCCATTTGCGCCTGCACAATGCTGCCGCGATGCCCCGCAAGTGACCTGCTATTTTCTAATGCTTTTTGAGTAGCAAGTTCTTTATCTTTAGCACTTGCTAATGCTTCATAAAGGGTCTTTTGCTGTTTAAGCAATTCAACTTGTTTGGTAGCTTCGCTAGTTTTCTGCGTTTCATAGAATGCTATAGCCCTATCTAAGTCAACAGCCTTCGCTAGATAGTCATTATAGGTCTTTGTCGGTTTGCCCAATAGCGCATCAATAGCTGCCCCGACCGTAGCCGCAGTACTTTTAGCTTGTTTTTCAAACTCTTGTGTTAGCGCAGCATACGTTCGTTGGGCTAATGCAACGTCTTTTGCCGTTTTACTCTGAATTTCTGCCCGTTCACTGTCTAATTTAAGCAGTTCAGAACTTAAAACAAGTTCCTCTTTCTGCTCTTTAGTCATCGTGGATGATTTAACGGCAGAAGCCAGCACTTTGTTAACGTAGGCTTCAGCAACTCCACCTAGCGTCTTTAATCTAGCATTTATCTCTTCTTCTGTGACTTCTGCTGCTGTCTTATTTATAGAAGTCAACCATGCCCTGACAGAAGGTGGCCCCTCTTTATAAGCAAGCAATGCTAGTTTAATTCTGCCAAAACTCTCTATTTGCTTGTTTAGGTAAACTTGCCCAGCTTTTTCCGTTTCGCGCAGTGTCTCTACTTGAACATCGCTTAGTTCATTCTTCGCTTGCGTAGCAATTTCATGAATTATTTTGTAGGCATTATTGAAGCGTTCCTCTAGTGCTTTTCTATTATTGTCGTTTACACCCATACCTTCAAGATAGGCGGCGCGTACAGTGTGCATCGGCCCAATAGCAGTGCTATCAGCATTAACTAAATTGCCTCGCTGGGCCTTAGTTAATGACCTATAGTCAGCGGTCTTTAAGCTACTTTCTGCTAATTTAATAGCATTAGGTAATTCATCACTAAGTAATGTTATATCCTTTTTAATAGTGGAGCCAACTTCAATGAAAGTCTGATGCAACTGATTTGCATACTCTATTTCCTCTTCTTTAGACTTTCTACTAGCTTCTGCTATTTGCTGTTGCAATTCAAGCGTCTTCTGCAAGGCTTCTTGCGGTGATATTTCACCGATGGCAGGCGATGCCTTGGTCTTTAGAGCCTCAATATCAGCTTCCCTAGCAGCTATAAATTCTTTTAACTGCTCCCGATGAACTTGTTGATACTTTTCAAACTGTTTACGAAGCCCTTTTTCAAATGATGATACATCCTTCTCACTCATCTTGAATGCTTCAAATAGCGCAGTATTCTCCCCGGGTGCAGTTGGCTTGTAGTCTGCGACAGCCTTATTAACCCTAGTTAGCTCTGCCTCTACGACGCTCTTTATTTTCTCAAAATAAGTATGGTATACAACCCTCGGGTCAGCATTCTCCGGTATAGCTAAACTTTCCCTTGTTATAGTTTCCCCTAGTACAACTATTTGTCCTTTTTGCTCATTTAATTTCTTTATAAACTCATCAACCCTACCTTTAGCTGCTGCATTTTCATTAGACAGCATGGGTTCAGCCGATTTAGTATAGTCTTGAAGACTTTTTTGTGCTTGCGTGAATGCTTCAGTTACATCTTTTTGCCTTTTAAGTAAATCAATGCGCTTTAGTGCCGCTTCTTCCTCCGGTATTTTCTGCAATTCACTTAACTTATGCAATAATACATCAGTTACAACAGCTCCCTTATCTAATTGTACGTTTAAGTAACCAAGGCTAGCACCAGCAGTTACCATAGCCAATCCAGCAGGATTAAGCACTTTAGGTAGAACGGAAATAAGCGTTTGAACTGCCGCAATACCAAGTAGCCCTTCTAGGGCACCACGAACTGCCCCAATGCTTTCACTGAATTTATAGGTATCGGCAGAAGCCTCCGTGAGGGCGTCTACATACGAAGTGACCCCTTTAAGTAGCGTCTTTAGAGTTTGTTCAAATGTTCTATAAACATTATCTTCAAGTTTAGTTACTGCGGTTTGGTAATCCCCTATAGCAGCATTAAGCCCTTCTCGCGCTGATTCAAATGCACTACCGCCAAAGCGTTCGGCCATAAAGCGGGAAAACGCATCAAGCTCTTTATGAGCATATACATTTCCCTTCTTCATTTCCTCCGCAAGCTGCATAGTAGTCCTACCGGTTGCAGCAGCAAAACTAGAGAATGCACCAGGTAGGTAGTTTGAAAGCTGTTTAACTAGCTCTTCACTTTGAATTTTACCTTTGTTAAACATCTGTGCAATGGCTAGAAATACATGCGCGGTCTTATCCCCACTAGCATGTAATGTAGTCATTACAGTGTTTATATTCTTAAAGATTTCCCACGTTGTCTCGACACTCTCACCCGCCATAGTTGAGGATGCCGCGAAGTTTCTGAAGTTCTCACGCAGTGTATTCACTGCAATACCTGTCCTTTTTGCTTCCTTGTCTATTTTAAGGAATTGCATGGCGGATTCAGTTGCACTACCCATAGTAGCTTCTAAGCTAGCAAAGGTAGATTCAAGCTCAATGCCCTCTTTAGGTATTTCTCGTAAAACCTCTTGTATTTTATTAGATATAGTATAAATGCTGCCCATAATAGCGTACACCTTAGTGTAATGCGCTATGCTCTGAGCAAGGTTCATATTATAAGCATTTACCTTTTCAGGGTTAGGTTCAACCGAGGCGATTGCACGCTGTAAATTCGTTAGTTGCGCCTTATAGTTACCTATAATGGCATTCCTTGCTTGCGTAGCTTCCTCTAATGTTGTTATAGTTTTATTTTTAATTTTATCATCAATAGCGGCTAAGGCGGCAGCTAGACTTTTATAAATCTCTTTCTCACGTTCAGCAAACATGAGCAATTTAGTTTCCTTAGACTCTAACCCTGTGCGGTATACAGATAGCTCAATTTTATTGGCCATTTGTATAGAGGCCACAGCTTCTTTATTAGCCTCTTTTTGCTTACGAAGCAACGCTGCTATTGCTGCTTCCTCATCCTTATAGCGTTTAATAGGCGCATAAGCCTCAATAGCTCTTGCGCTTCGTTCCTCCATAAGGGCATTTAGCTTTCTTTGTACCGTACTTTCCCTAGCAATCTTATTCTCTAAGTATTGCTGATTTACTTCATCGCGTTTAGCCTCATACTCTCTAGTAATAGCTAGTAGGTCTTGCTGATATTTAGTCTGCAATGCCTTAAGGCTATCATTGCCCCCTAGCATAACCGCCTGTTCGTGTGCTAGCGATAGCTCTACTGCTTTTTCATTATAACGCAGATATTGCGTAATCCATTCTTTTTTCTTATCATAAATTTCCTTTTCAGTTTTAATTGCGTCAAGCCTAGCTTGAGTTTCACTTTGTATGGCCTTTTCAGCCTTCTCTGCACTTAACGTAACGCGATTCATCTCATTAGTTAATGCGGTTGTGTCGGCTGTTGGGCCTTCTTTTTGCGCGTTAGCAATGAGTGTTTTTATCGCAATATCAGTATTTTTACGGATTGTTAGAATGTCATGAGCGCGTTTTAGCTCTATCCCCCGTATAGTGTCTTCCCCATGTTTGGCAATAGCTATTTCAACGTCTATTTGCCCCCTATAGTCATTTATGTATTCCTTAAATAAATTACTCGTACTTTGCAGTGCTTGCTTGAATTTATCTTGTTCTGCCAGTGTTGCTTGCGCCTGCGCCTGTGCTAAACGCAATTTATCCATTGAATCGGCCACAAGGCTAGCTCTCATAGCATTTGCAAATGATACTAGCTTTTCCGGGTCTTCCGATTTATAAATTATTTCTTCTAACTCTTTAAGGTCAAGTGCCAACGAACGCATAATAGCTTTACGTTGGTTGGCATAACTGCGTATAATCCCTATACGGGTCGTTTCTCCATTTAATATAACCCTTGCGCTTTCAGATTCAAGCAATTCTTCCTGGTTAAGTAGGGCATTGCTTGTTTTCTTAAACTCACTTACAGTGGCTTTACCCCGCTCCGCTAGTTGGGCCGTAATATGTTGCGTCGTTTGCTCTTCCCCTGTGCGTAATTTACTCTCAAGGTCTCGATACTCGGACATATTAAGTATCTGATCCTTTGAAAGTAGCATTTTAGCTATTCCCATATCCTGCGAGTGCAAGGCATACTTAACTTCGCCTATAGCCCTTGCTAGCGACCGTAAGTTATTCGCTTCTAATTTAAGGTCGTGGGAGAAGAAAGATTTACCACCTTCACCCTTCGATAATGTACTATAGAAGTCTTTTACATTTACTTTAAGGTCTTTGAGAAGTACAAGCAGTTCGCCGAGTTCTTCCGCAGAAGTGCCTGTCTCAGCAATAACTGAAAGTTTATAAGTGCTTGTTGTTTCAGTCGCCATAAGAGCCTCTAATAATGCTTACAAAACCATCATGTATGTATTGAACGCTAACTAAAGTTTCCCTCAATGGAATATCGAAGTCTTTTATTAGCGCAAGCAACATCGTGGTGTCTATAGTATAGTCACTTTTGGTAAAGGGGTACAGAATCTTGTAAAGTTCAAAGACTTGTGAATTGCATTCCCATAGGTCGATAACTATCGTTTCGTCTTTTACTTCAGTAGTTACGATAGTATTGTCGCTATCAATATCTAGTAGAGCCTCTAACGCTTCCTCATCGCTTTTATTACTCAATAGTTCCTTTCGCGGGGGAGAGGAGGCTCTACCTAAAGCCTCCCCCGCTTGTCTCAGTTTCCCAGACTATCTTCTTTATAAGAAGATGCGTTAGTGATTGCGATGTTAAATGTGGCGAAAATTGCTGTTTTCCACGGCAAACTTGCGAAGTATTTATCAATCATAACTTCCAAGCATTCTTTGGGGGTTTCCCAAACACCTGGCAAAGCCTCTGCCGTTCTAGTGTCAACGATGAGTTCTTCAACTTTACCCGTCTTTGTGTCTTCAATTTCTACTTTTGCGTTACAAATGTAGGCAATCTCAGCCTTAACAACGGCATCAAAATCAGTCAGGTTTTGCCAAGAGACAATTTTTTCTTCCATCGTTGGGATGTCATAGCGATGAAACCCGACGCTTATGCTATCTTGCGTATTCGCAGCATCTTTCGCGGTCACTTTAAGTTCAATGACGGGTGTTTGCAATTTAACGTACAACTTCTTTGACATTTCTCTACCTATCTGTGTTTATTTGGTAATGCGGGACAGCTTTTCGGCACTTCTATATCTTCTGGCATAGTGTACTTTATCTGATGGACAACTTGTGTAAGTTCCCTAATGACCTCAGTATGGTCTGCCATAGATTTTTCAAAACATTCACGCCATTCTGCCCGTTCTTCTCTTTGCATATTCAATAAGTGTAGTATAATACTCTTACCTACCATCCAAATTGTTAAGAACAAGGCTCCAATGACCATTCCGGCTAGGCCGAAGTTTTGCCAGGGTGTAATTTCTAACATGGTTCACCTACAAGATAATTTTACAAAAAAAGTGGACAAATTTCAAGACGAGTACAAGCATGAGCAATGATACTAACTCTACGCTAGTAGATAACATTAACTTAAACTCTAAGGTTAACGTAAATACACTAGCTTACATTCTCGGTCTCTCTCGCGGCGCACTATACAATGATGCTAAGTCAGGTAAGTTTGGCGGTAAAACATTAAGTGACCAAACTTACATGGAGGCAATACAGAACTATAGAAACTACTTCACTTCTGGTGGCCGTGCCCATTATGCAAATGCAGCGGCTAATGCCGAGGGAGCCACCCTTGTTGAGCGTCAGCTAACGCAAAAGTTACGGGCCGATAAAGCAGCGGAGGTTAAAACGTGGTTAACCATTGCTGAAAAGCGCAAAAAACTCTTATATGAGCCAGAACTTCGGCGTTTCTATGAACCATTCATTCATATTATAAAAAATGGAATAGTCTCAATTTCATTAGACTTCCCTGAAACACGAACTAAAGTAGACAACGTGTTAAACTCTTTAGCAGAATTTGGCTCTGTCATTATAACACAGGCCGAAGAGGACTCGGATAAATTTCTTACGGAAATGCTGGAACTTGACCTTGACAGCGATATAGCAAAATTGTCATTTATTGCAGAAGAAGTAGAAACGCTATAAATTATGAGAACCATTTATAACGCACCAGAAAGAGCCTTGCTTGGGTCTTTATTTAAGATATTCCAGAGAGTTCCAGCAATGTCTACCATTGATTGGGCTAAAAAGTATCGCCTTATTTCAAAGAAAGAAACATCTTTTGGCGAAGGTAAGTTCGATGCTAACTTAACCCCTTATATGGAATACGTCTACGATTGCTTGGATAATCCTAGAATATCTACTATTGTAGCTAAAAAGAGCGCACGCATAGGATGGACAGAAACCATCAATAACTATAGGGGAAAGCGTATTCACGTTGACCCAACCACGATGTTATTAGGGTTTCCCACCCTCACTGCCGCTAAAATCTTTGCTAAGGAAAAGTGGAGAGTATTCATTGAAAATGTACCTGTGCTTCGCACCCTTGTCAATCAAGGTATTGCAGAAAATAAAAAGTCATTTTATGACTATGACTTTCCAGGGGGGCACTTGCGACTTTCAACCCTTGGTAGTATTACTAATCAGAAAAGTTCAAATTTAGAGTATATTGAAGTAGAAGAGCCTGATGATGCCCCCGATGACGTGTCTGGCCAGGGCGACACTTTCGCTAACCTTAAAGAACGGCAAAAACTTGTCCCTCTTATAAAGCGTAAGTTTATTTTTGGCGGCACACCAACTTTTAAGGACTTTAGCCGGGTTGAAAGTGCTATTAAAGCGTCAAATTGGATGATATTTAAGGCAGAATGCCATAATTGCGCGGCACTTGTGCCAATGGATGGCAGTTCCTTTAACAACCTTGTCTATGATGTCTATCCTAATAAAAAGATAGATGAAATATACGGGGTAAATGACCCAGATAGTGCTAAATTCATCTGCCCTCATTGCGCGGCTGAGTGGACTTTTGAACAGAAAAACGCTAATATAATTGCCGGCAAAAAGTATGGTTTTACCGACCACACCGGCAACTTCTCTAAGGGATGGCATCCTAAAAATGAAGGTGTCATAGATACCTTCGGGTTTGACTTTAGCGAAATGCTGTGCCCTTTTTCCGGTAGCTCATTTGTAGAGATGGCTAAGGCACGTATACTTGCTGAGAGGGAGTTAGCTATAGGTAAAGAACTTCTTATGAAGTCTTTTGTTAATAATAAAATGGGAGAACCCTATTCGTCAGGCTTTAATGCTATGGAGCCTGAGGAAATGAGAAAATATCGCAGAAACTATCAAGAAGGGGTAGTTCCTATGGAAGCCGTGATAGCTTTTGCTGGTATTGACGTGCAGGATAATAGGTTTGCCTATGTTATACGCGCTTGGGGGCGTGATGGAACATCCTATTTAGTAAAGTGGGAAGAAATTTATGGAAATACCCTAAATGGTGATGATAAAATATGGGATGAACTGGCCCGCAGGGTAGTGACAGTGTCGCTGCCCCATGCAAGCGGTAAGGAAATGCCGGTTACAATGGCGTCTATAGATAGTGCATTTAATACCGAACTTGTCTATCGTTTTGTCTATAGAATGCACGAAGATTACCCAGGGGTTTTACTTTGCTGTCGTGGTGTAAAGGATTTACGTTTTAGTGAAGATGAAATTTATAGGGAACCTTCTATGTTTGAGATAGCTACAACGGCGCAATATAGAAGAACATTGGCAGAACGCCTCGGTGTTACCGTGTACCACGTTGGGACACATAAAGCGCATGGGGAGATACTTAGAAGAATGATGCTCGCAGTGCAGGCATCAAAATCTCCTGAAAATTACCGTTCCGACATCATGTACTGGAATGACCAAAGTTACGGTGGCTATGAAGAACAAATAGTATCTTGCCGTAAAATCTTTACGATTGACCATAATGGGAATACTAAAGAGAATTATAAATTGATTCCAGGCAAGCGTAAAGAAGCAATAGACTGTGAAAAACTTGCACTTCATGCTGCTATTGCTCATGGGATACGACAATATACCCCTGAGCGTTATGCAGAACTTGAGCGATACTATTGGAGTTAACTGTTATGACTGCCGCAGAAATTAAAGTAGCATTAGACACTGTTAATACCGCTATAGCGCAGCTATTATCTGGTAAGCGCGTGTTAGAACTTCGTGTAGGTAGCGGGAACTTTTTTCGTCAGTTTCGCTACGGAGAAGTTACGCTAGACGCATTAAAGGAATATAGAACTGAATTGATGCAAATGTTGCAAACTATAGATGCAGCTAATGCTACCCCGTCTTTTAGAACCTACGCGACCGTACCACTTGTTGTTAAGAAGGCCAGAGCATGTCTAATGTAATTGATGACGTTTACACCATTCTGCATCGTGGGGCGACGGCTTTTGACGGTGCATCTACTAAATATAAAGAGGATATGAATAATGTCTTCTTTGGTTCGCCTGACCAAATTATAAGTAGAGAATTGTTGCTGCTTCAGCAACGTAGCTTACATGCAATTCGCAATAATGGTTATGCTAAAATTGCTAGAGATAAATATGTGACCAATGTTGGGTCATTGAAGGTACTTTGGCATGATAATAAAAATAGACGCCACAATCGTATGCAAGATTTATGGGATGCCTTTGCAGATAACCCTTCTTTAGACGGCTATGGAACGCTTTGTAATTTACAAAGCCTTTGGCACTCAAGCCTTTTTTCTACTGGAAATGCTTTCACTAGAAAGTTAATCCGCAAGGGGCGTAAAAATAGCATTGTCCCTCTTGTATTAGAGCCTATACAGAGTGAATTGCACGATTTATTTTATTTTGGCGATGGAAGGAAAACTGTTAGGCATGGCATCGGTTTTACCGATAATGTGCCAGACACCTATTACTTTAGGTTACAAGCCTACCAAGAGTTTCCAATTATAAATAATACGCAAAACATAACCGCTATACCATCTAATGAAGTTTTGCATTTATTTAATAGAGAGTTGCCAGGGCAATGGTTGGGCGTGCCCGTCCTTAGTAGCATTCTAATCCCTCTATATGAGTTAGACGAACTCATGGATGCTACTGTGGCGAGGCAAAAAGCATCGCAAGCAATAAGTTGGATTATCACTAATAGCAATCCTACTAATATGATGCCAGTAGGTGTACCTATTATTGATAAAGCAGCAAATAGTAAAGAAAAGGTTGTATTTAAGGCAACCGGGTCAAATGTGCAATATCTCAATAAAGGGGAGAATATAACCTTCCATCAGGGGGCAGACATTGGGCCTAACTTTGTTAAATTAGCTGAACTTGAGCTTCGTAGAATATCTAACGCATGTCACGTGCCCTACCACCAGCTAACGGGAGACACAAATGGCATTGACTTTAGTACACTTCGGGCACTTTTGATTGAATTACGCTCAAGAATAGAGTATACTCATCACTTTCTAACCATACCGCTTGGGCTAGCCCCGTTAACTGCATATTTTAAGGAGCTAGCGCAGCTATACTACCCAAATGTGAAAAATGCCACCCCGTCATACCAGCTTCCGCGCTTTTACGGAGTCGATGACTTGAAGGATGCCCAAGCCGATGTACTTGAGATACAGAATGGGCTAGCTACATTAGATAGTAAATTGCAGGAAAGGCATACTACGTTTGAGGCGATTGCTGCTGATAGGGAGCGGTTAAAGGAACTAGGATTGGATAATTTATTATTCCCAAATGGGGCAGGTAAGCCAGAGGGCAATGGGGCAGGTAGGTCAGGAAGTAATGGCTCAGGTGTAACAACACCCCCTATAAAAGGGGTTACAAGTGCTACAAGTGGTGAAAACGATGTATGAAAGAATACTAAATAGGCTAGCTGCCCCTCTGTTGCTGGATGAAACAAAATTTAAGGATATTCATGATAATTTAATTTTACCGTTGACATTAGGGGAAACCCCTTCTGGAATTGCTAAAGTAACGCATGAAGCAACGAGCGAGGCAGGTAAAATTAAAGTTATAAATGTAAAGGGAACACTTACTAGCGGTAATGCTGCCGGTGATAGCGGTACTAGAAGCTATACAACTATCGCTAGAGATATAAAAACAGCTATTGCCGATGGCTATCGCAGTATTGCATTTAACTTTTCAACTTATGGTGGTGAATCTGATGGGGCTATGGGACTGGCTAAATTCATAAACTCACTACCGGCACTTTATGGCGCAAAAACTATTGCAATTATAGACGGCCCTTGCTGTTCCGCAGGCTACCTGTTGGCTAGTAACACGCAAGAAATTCTATGTACTGCCGGGGCGGAACTTGGGTCAATCGGCGTAATTGCAAGCATCCCCAATAGAGTTAGCGGGGATGAAAAGACGGGAACAACCTGGACAATACTGCGAAGCCATAGTGAAAAAGCATTGGGCAATCCGCACGAACCTATTTCTGATGCGGCATTAGCCTCTATTCAGAAAAAGGTTGACAACTTAGCTAAAGTTATGATAGATACTATTGTAACTGGGCGTCCTAAATTGTCTAAAGACATTATTGCTACCTTAAATGGCAAGACTGTCCTGGGAGACGAGGCTATCTCACTTGGTCTAGCCGATGGCTTGATTGAAAGTGTAGATATAACATTAGAAATGTTAAATAGACGGTGTAAAAATATGAGTTCTTCTTTTGATAATTCATCTGCACAAGTTGACGAGACCATGCGTCTTCGTGCGGAACTTGAAGCGGTGAAAGCTGCTTCATCTGTAGCTATTAGTAAAGCAGTGGCCGATGAACGCGCACGCTGCCTGGCCATTTTGGATGCGGCTAAGACGTTTGGCCTGTCATCAGACGTTGCCATTAAGCAAATTAACTTATCTTCAAGCATTGAGCAAAGTGTAGCTATGTTTGAAGCGGTTAAGGAAGCTATACAAATGGCGAATCCAACTCCTGTCGCTGCTACGGCTACCCCGCAAGTAGCAGAAAGTGCCTCTAGCCCATTCGCTGAATGGATTAAAGGTAATGAATTTTTGGCATCAATCAAGTGAGGTGACTTATGGCTAATTGGAATGGTGGGTGGCGGTCATACCCGAACCGCCCGACTATCGCATCTTTGCGTACTTTCTTTAGGGCAGAAGCGCATAGCACTAAACCGCTTACTATTAAAGCCGGTCAAGTGCTTCGCAAACATAGCTTTGTTGAAACTGACGCGGCAGGCTTGGGTGTAGCTCATACCGGTATGGCTGAAAAAGCCCTGCTTACCTTTACCGCAGGCGTAGGTGCAGCAAAGACTGTTATCATCGCCGGTCTTACCTTCACCACTACTGGCATCGTAAGTGCCGCCGATGTAGTTAAGGCATTTAGCGGCCTTACTGATGGCATGACGGCGGCAGAAGCTAATGCGGCTAACGCTGTGGCCGGGGGAAGTTTCACCGCAGGCGCACTGGCGGGGTTTCATACCTATAAAAGCAGCACTGCTAATAGCGTTCTGTTCGTTTCAACGTCACCTAACACTAATGTAACTGACCTTGCTGATGCAGGTAGCTCAACGGTTACTAGCGTCACCGTCGTGGCATACCCTAATCCGCAAAAGAAGATTGCCGGTGTTCTGTTGATGGACGTTGACGCTAGTGCGGGTGACGTTGACACGACTGTGTATAAGGAAGCTAGCTTTTATGCAAGTGCCCTTGTGTGGGAAGCTGACGCAACCGATACTATTGAACTTGCTGACGGCACTACTGTAGCTTGTACTGATTACAATGTCGGTGCGTTCACTGATGCTGCAAAACGTAAGTTTGTAGAGAACACTGAATTTGAAGAACTTGGTATTTTGAAAGCAGGGGAAGATTATGTCTAATATGCAATTTGCTGATCCGTATTCAGCACAAAAGATTCTGTCCGGGGTAATTCGTGCCCTGAATGATGGACAGCCGAAGCGGCCTAATTGGTTGCAGTCATTCTACCCAACGAATGCTGCTCTCATCAATGATAGAACTGTTAACTTCGACCAGCAGCTATCAGTTCGCAATGTCATGGGTACGTTTGCATTGCCGAATGCTGACGTTAACCCTGTTTCATTGCCGACCTATGGGCATAAAGAGCATAGCTTCAGCTACGCTAAGGAAAGTGTAACTGACGGTGATGATGATTTTGAAACGCTCAATATGCGAGAAATGGGGCAGCAGTTCGGCCAGATTAACATTGCCGCTAATAGGGCCATGCGGTTGAATGCTAAATTTGCCGCAGTTGAACAGCGTTTTGAAAACTTGTTTGAACTGGTTGCTTCGCAAATTCTGCTTTATGGCGGTTATGGTGCAAAAAGCGAGTATTACCCGCTTTATGTATATGACTTTGAACGGTCTGTATGTAATAAATACAGTGACATTAAGACGGATAAGGATACTCTTGTCTCTAGTGTAAACTTGACTACTTCACCTGTCACTGCTCCTTGGGATGCTTCACGAGTTATCCTGCCCGTTATTGCTTCTGCCGGTGCTGCTTATACCGCCGGTGAGAAAGCCTGGACGAAAGCAAACGTCGATGCTGGCACCGCTACGCCCTATAAAGACTTGTTGCAAATGATATTGACTTGTAATGAGTGGTCGCGTGCGGATATGGTTCACATGAGCCAAGATGCTTATGAAGTTTTCAATTATGATATTGAAAAGAACTATAAGGAAGCGGCTGTAACCACCACGCTTGCTATGCTGCAAATTGAACGGGATATTTTGCCGCGTATGCAAAGTGTCGATGACTTGCACTTTCAGCGCAACATTAGCCTTGGTGGTGGCATTAACCTACCCATTTACACTTATAAAGCTATTTATCATAACCGTAATACTGGTGAGCGCACTCGCTACATTGGTAATGGTTGGGTTAGTGTTATTCCTAACTCAGGTTATGTTAAAGCCTACGGTAGAATTATGCACCGTAAAGCCAACTATTCCGCTATGCCGCGTTGGATAAATAGCTGGATGGATGAGAAAACGGGTGTGCAGCAGTGGGAATGGCATACTAACTTTGTTATGGCAAATTCTGCTATAAACAGCCTTGTTACGTGGAAAGTTGCATAAACTAACACGGTCATGAAAAACACAGGCGATACCAAGGTTCTTGATAACTTTATCGGCTTAGTTGACCTTCAAACTATGACGAAAAAGAATGAAAAACGCACAGTTACCTTACTTAAGGATATAGATGCAATAATTCATTCTGCTGTCAATCGCCGGTATCGCCTGCCCGCCAATATGACTACCGCATCCGTTATTAGGGGGAGACTTCCCTCTAATACCGGTAGAACCGGTAGGTATATTTATAAGAATGGCATAACGTATGGGTATAAATCCATTCCTCTTAGCCGCTTTCTTACGTCAGAATCCATTGGAAATATCGAACCAATCGCGGAAAAGACTAAGCCAGGACTTGTCCATCGAGTGCAGATACGGCGCAAAGGAGGTGAAAAAATATCGTATGGTAAATTGGGCTTTGGTGGCTTCATACCGCGAGAAGGCAAAATAGACGGTAAAAAGGTTAGAAATAAAAACTTTCCTAAATGGGGCATTACTATGTGGGAAAGAAATAGTCGCAGCGCATATGAGATACATCCGCTTCGTGGGCCGTCTATATCGCAAATGGTAGCTACTACTATGAAGGAAGATGCCTCCCTTAAGGGGAGGATAGAGAAACTGATGCTAGATAGGCTTATTTCATATAAATAGCTTTAATTAGGTTAATTATGGTAGAAGACATAGCATTAGTATTGTCAGTGTTTGGCGACCTTTTCGAGTGTGACGCTGGCCGCTTTCGTGGTATACTTGGGACGGAATTGGTCACCCTAGCAGGCGGGGCGTATGAACTTGCCTCGCAGTCAATAAGTATACAAGTTGCTACGCAAACAGTATATGACTATGATATAGGGGCAGGCACTACGCTTACATATAGTAAAGTGGGCATGACCTATAATTTAACTGTGAACAGCTTTATAGATAGCTTAAATGGTTGGACTGAGCTTTTCTGCGATGCGAGTAGCGTAGAAGATGTATAATGAAAGCACTCTTATCAATAGGTTGCAGACTGAAACTGGTTACACTGTAACGTATAGCCCTGGCAGGCAGGTTGATTTACTTTCAACCAATGAAACACTACCGAGGTTATATGTAGGCCATTTAGGTATTCAGCTTTTTGATAAGAATACTTTATTCAGTAACGGTTATGTGGAGTATGAGAATCCTGAAATACTCCTAACGGAAGTTAACTATGTCTGCTTGCGTAGCAACTGGGCAGAAGTTAGAACGAAGATTAGAGCAGCCTATACAGGTTACTCGCCGTTTCCCGATGACGCAGATTATTCCAGTATCACTTTTGTTGAAGCTATGATAAAAGGTGAAACTAATACAAAAGTATGGTGGAATGAAGTGGTCGGGCTTGTTATGCCTAGAATTTCTTAGTTAATGAGGTTTATGCTATGAGTGTTGTACGGTTTCACGAAAAAGCAGTGCAGATATTTGCCTGTAAACAAAATGCAGAATTTAATAGTGCTGTAAAAAGTACCGCAGAAACCACGGGTACCGTGCGGTTTGGTAGCTCAAAAGTGCTTACTGTTCCCGCGCTTGCTAATACTAATGTGCTTACTATTGGCACAGTTACATTTACTGCCACTGGTTCTGTAAGCGCAGCCGACCTTAAGCGTCGTTTGTTGGACGATACTTTATCAGTTGCAAACCTTACTGTAAGTGCAGGGACGTTACCGAGTCTTGAGGATATTGGCGGAACTCAGGTATTAGTATTTAGTCCTGGTTCTGCTCCGTTTCCGACAATTACAGGCTCCGGAGTAACGCTGACGCTTTCATCGGACGCATCAACTAAATACGTTGTTGGTGGGCCTAACTGCCGTTTTAAGTACCAAGATGCTGAAGGGGATGGACTGGGCCAAGCTACTGTTGGTATGTATATTAGGCGTAGTGGCGCACTAGATACTAATATCGGTAGAATCGAATCCGTATTGTCAAATACAGTTTTACTTTTGGAAAACCTTGACGATACTGCTAGGGCCACCGATAGTAAAAACTATTTTTATGCTTTCGACTTCGGCCCTAAAAATGCCGTAGCAGTGCTAAACTTGACGTATTCACTTGAAACTACGAGTGAAGCCTTCCTGTATAGCGGGGATGAAAATGAGATTGACGAAAAAACCGTCATTACTGACCGCTATGGTAAAATTGATTTTGAAACCTTTGTTCCCGCAGTAGATACGGCTTATGCAAGCAAGACGCTAGAGGGCGACTACATACCTATGGGCGACTTCTTTAATGCCACGGGCCTTAAAGCAGATACAAGTGTGGCTGGAAGCGTTACTTACACTACAGAAAATTCAGTAGATTCTTATTTAACTATTGAAATTCGCCGTTCATCGTCTTCAAGTACTTTTAACACGCTCGAAAAGGCATTTACCTATACTGACGTTAGAGGAACTGTTGATTTTGACGCAGTTATCGGTACTAAGGCTAAGTTGAAATGGGCCTTTATGGGTAACTTTAAGCGAGTGACTGATAAACAGCGCATAACGCCTGACCCGGAGACTAGAGCGTTGCAGAAGTCTCGTATTGCTGCAAACATTTCAGCTGACTCGTTGACCACTTGTCAGATGGACTTGGAAAGTTTTGCTACCACAGTGCAATTTTTGAGCGATTTACCCGCAAGCAAAAAGGTAGCACTAGGCGGCCTTATATTTAATTCCATAGAAGCAGTAACTCCGGAGAAATTAAGTAACTATTTTACTAATGGAACTTTGGGGCTTCAGAATGGCGTAAAAGGCAGCACGTTGAATGACATTTATGGCATAGGAAGTTCGTATAAAATCGTTCTTCCGCCTGTACTTAAACCTGGCCAATCAGTTACAGTAGGCAATTATGTAATAACTGTATCTGGAAGTGTTAATCGTACAGCGGAAAATATAGCAAAATTGCTGGCTTTCCTTGGGTCACAAGAAGGGGAAACAGCAACAAGAATAGCTGCTGCTAAAAATAGATACGGAAATTTTACGGTAACTAACCGCACGGCATATCCAACAGGTTCTACTATACGTAGTACACTAGCTGAATACGAGATTTTTCCTGTAGATGGGGAACCCGGTAGTGTATCTTTTTACGGGCCAGGCATAAATGATACTACAGCCGTTCCGGCTGATTTCGTTTTGTCGGCCAAAGCCTCAACTGACCCTGCTGCCGATGCTGCACCAGCTATAACGTCCTCAATTATTCCCGGAAACTATTTTTCTGGCACACTTAATGGATATGCAACAACCCCAGGTAAAGCATCTAATTCAGTTATGTTTTACCCAGTATTGCCAAATAGGGGCACCGAGGCTTTATCGCTAATCGGTACAAGTGCCACAAGTGATGTAGCAACTTTAGATGGGGCGAAAATTACTGGCCTTTCTATTGCTTCAATAGAAAAAGCCAGTGCCCTTACTATGGTCGACGGACGCAAGAATGTCTGCTTTGATAAACTTTCATCGCCCAACTTCAGTAGCAAAGAATACGTTAGGATTCAAACGGGTTGTGGTGACGGTTGGTCACGCGGTTCCGTTCCAACTGACGTAAGCCTTACTATCACTGAAGAGCAGGCTAACGCATCTTATAACCCTGACAATCACTTGGAAGAAGACCATGCGCTTTACGTTAAATGGACTAGCGGAAGTGGCTACGTGCTGGTTAAATTTAACAAATTGCAACTTGTTAAAGTAACTAATAGCACTGTTGGTAACTATGCCGGACAAGACCTTTCTTTCAGAAAGATTGGCATATCTTCAATTACGCTGAAGGGCTAATATGGCTCTCATTACTTCTACAGAATGCCTTAAAATTTTCGGGCATCCTAGTTCTGAGAAGTACATGAAAATGTGGGATGTGCCTACTCCGTTGGAGATAGGCGCAATCCCAAAGCGTATCTATTGTTCTACTTTGCTTCCTCTTGCATTAGAGGAAGCATTTAGAAACTTAATAGACGCTGACATTGTAAATGAACTACGAACGTGGGATGGCTGCTATAACCTTCGCCTTAAAAAGGGTGGAAGCACCTATAGTATGCACGCATGGGGGCTTGCGATAGATGTCAATGCAGCATGGAATGGTTTTGGTAAGCCGCCAAAACTATCGCAAGCATTTGTAGATTGCTTCACTAGCGAGGGTTTTGAGTGGGGAGGTAAATGGAAAACTCCAGATGGTATGCACTTTGAACTCAGTAAAGAGTTCATCCTTAAACATAGCTAAATTGGTGATTTATGGCCGTTGACGCTGCAAGTACCGCTACCGCTGGTAGTGAATTTTCAATGTTAGATACATTACTTAAAGGTGCAAATATGGGTAATTTATTCGGTGGCAATGATTCAAATAACCTTATCGGTGGACTTATACTCGGCTCGCTGATGCGAAACGGAGGCAATTTGTGGGGGCCAACCAACGGTGTAGCCATTGACCCAAATGCCCAAAAGCTTGCTATTGATGCCGCCGTTTCAGCCGCTTTGGCTAATGCCAACCAGGCTAACAACAATAGCATGTTGCTTCTGAAAGACATACAGGATTCCTCCCAAGAAGTAATATCTTCTATTAGCGCGGCTGAAAATGCCATTAACGCTAGCATTACGCAAGGCAATCAGACCATCCTCATCCAGCAGTTGCAAGCACAAATTGCTAACTTGATGGGGCAAGGGGAAATTAAGACGGCTATCGCTACCACAAGTGGCAATATCGTCAATGAGATTCATGAATCAGAATCCGCCCTGTCTTCGCAGATGAATGCTCTCAACACCAATATGTTGCAGGGCTTTAATAATGTTACGAGAGAAATCACCGCAGATGGTGATAAAACTCGTACTATGATTATGGCGAATCTTGTCACGGAACTTAATAATCAAATTGCTGACTTGCGTACTCGCAGTGCAGTTGATGCAGGTGGGGTAAATGTTACTAATAACATTAACCAGAACCAAATGCAGATGCAGCAACAACAGCAGGCTATTTTGCAAAGTACCCTTTTGCAGCAACTCGTAGGGGAAATACAGAAGAATACGCAAAGTGTAGTTAACTTAGGGACTATGTCAGGTGGGGCAGGGCAGCAAACTGCGGCTAACACCAAAGTGTATTGAAAAAAGGGTGAAAAAGAGGTAAAATATGGCCTTAAAATCCTTGAAAGGCCATAATTCATGTATGATATTGCCTCTTTACAAGCGCAATTAGCCCAACTTCAAGCATCTTTACGGACACAACCGGCTACGCAAGCCGCGCAAGCCGCACCACCTGTAAGTGACGCTAACGCTAACAGCGTTAGCAGCCGAGACTATTTGCGAAGCATTGTAAAGGAAGTTTTAATGGAAGAAGTAGAGGCGGCTAAAGTTGCTATGCAGCCGAAAGCCGCCACTACCCCGCAAGAGCCTGCTCCTGCGGTAAGTCATTTAATGCGAAGCATCGGTAACGCCTTAGATGAAAATGACCAAGTGTTTCTAACGAAGCATATTGCATCAGTAGAGAGTGAACTTCCTAAGTTCTTAGAGACAGAGGATGGTAAATTGGCTATCCACTCATTCATACTTTACTTAAAGGGTATTTATGGAAATTAAGCACATAATTAAACCATCATCGGATGAAGTTAAGAATTTATTTAACGTCATCAAAGTTCCGGCAACTATAGTATACCCTAGCGTAGCATTGCAAGAAGCGGCAATAGACGCCACTATGGTAGAATTTGAAAGTCTGCTTACTAGCTATGTTATGGAAGCATTTGAACTAGGGAAGAAAATGGCTAAGGCAGATATGAAAGATAGAGAAATGTATTCTGCGTAACGCAAATTAGGTGGCGTTATGGCTAATTTAACAATACAAAGTGAAACTACACGAATAAACTTCATTGAGTATGCTGGCGACACAATTAAAATGTTGTTTGCCTATAAGGATAATTTAGGAGCTTTTATAGATTTAGAAAATTACGAAGTATCAATGGAACTTCGTAAAAACCAAGAAGATGCTAACGCAATACTTACTTATAGCTCGGCAAATGGGACTGTCGATACTACAGGGGCCGACGCTAACATTGCATTAGAGATAAGTGCAACACAATCAGCTTCACTCGGGCCAGGCGAATACTTTTACTTTATAAAGTTAGCCATTGATACCTTTGTAAATACCCTTATAGTTGGTAAATTGGTATTGAGGATTAGGTAATGGCGACTACTGACGTAATAGAAGTAGTTGCTAGACCACCTATAGTAAATACTATTACAGCTAGGTTACCACCAGAAGTGGTAACTGTAGAAGGTATTAGGCAGGGGCCACCTGGTAGAGACGGTAAGTCAACAACTGTAACCTTAGCCCGCTATAATTTTCTTACACCGCGTAAGGATTGGAGTGTTTCGCATAATAAAGACTCGACTTTTGTGCGCGTTGACTTTTTTGATAGCAATGGCATGATGTTTCTAGCAAATTATACGGTATCGGACACAACGATAGGCATCCTGCTGTCGTCACCGATGGCAGGGTATATTTTAGTAACTTTTGGAAAAGCAGAAGATGTAGATGTCATTACCTATGAATAAAGAGCAATTTATACCTTTTTATGAATAAAGAGCAATTTATACCTTTTTATGAAGTAAAAGTAAAAGATTTACATTTAGCCGCTTATATGAAGTTTCATGGGGCCACCTTTACCATGTTTCAAGGTGGCTTTTTTTATTTTGAAAGTAATATAACTGAATCAGAGTGGAGAGTCCGGCACAGTAATAGCTGTTGCAGGGGAGTGGACAATGAACTTTTCTCACTTAAAAAATTTTTGAGGTCTTAAGATGGCTGACTTTCCTATTTATCACGGTATTAATCTTGCTGCCAATGCTTACATTGAAAACTTCCATGTAGAGCAGTTGGCTTCTGATCCGGTTCCGGTTGCTGCTGGCCGCGCTTGGTTCAACACCACCGACAAAGTTTGGAAACATTCTACTCTGGATGCAACCGGTGCAGTAATTGTTCGTACTTTTGCAACTGCTGAAGCCCTGGCTGCTGACATTGCAACTGTTACTGCGGCTCTGAATGCTGAGATTGCCCGCGCAACTGCTGCTGAAGCGACGCTGACCACCAATCTTGCTGCTGAAGTTACTCGTGCCACCGCTGCCGAAGCCACCCTGACTTCTAATCTGGCAACGGAAGTTTCACGCGCAACGGCTGCTGAAGTTGCTTTGGGACAACGAATTGATGCCCTGGGTAACGTCTTTGAATATGTTGGTACTGTCAATGGTGGCGCAGATGCCGCTAATGCCCTTGACATGGATACGCTGGCCCAAAAAGCCACCGGCGATTACTACAAAGTAGCAACTGCTGGTTACTTTAAGGTAGGTGCAGCCGGTACCCCGTTTTATGCCAACCTGAATGATGGCCTTGTTTTCAACTCCGCTGCTGGCGTTGATAAGATTGACAACACTGACAGTGCTGTTGCCGGTACCACGGATTACATTAGCGTAACTGGTTCTACCGATACTGGCTTTGTTGTAGACGTTGACACTGCGTTTAAGGCCCGTGTATCAACTCTGGAAAGCGGTCTGGCAGCCGAACTTGTAACTCGTGCCGCTGCCGACACTGCTCTTGATACTCGCGTTACAACGGTTGAAGGGCAAGTTAATGGTAAGATTGGTGACCTAACCGCTCTTACTACTTCTGAAAAAGGGACTATCGTAGGGTCTATCAACTCTCTGAAGTCTGACCTTACTACTGAAGCCTCTGCTCGTTCGACTGCTGATACTACTTTGCAGTCAAACATTGATGCAGAAGTTGCTGCTCGTACTGCTGCTGACACGGCTATTCGTAATGATTACAATGCTCGCCGGTTTACTTTTTCTAGTACGTCCGCTGCTCTGGAACACACTGTTACCCATAACTTGAACTCACAATGGGTAGACTTTACCATTTGGGTGCAGCGTGCTGATGGTTCTTGGCGTAATGACATTGTTTCCGTGAAGGCAACTGATGCTAATAGCATGACTGTTTATCTGTCAAGTGCTGCTAACGTCCGTTTGAGCGTTACTTCAATGGCTAGCATCTAATCTAGCCTATCGTGGTAGGTATGTTAAAGTCAATAAATTTTGAAGCTATTAAAACTATAGAAGAAGGTATAGACGCGCTAAACGCGGCTTTACTAGAACTAGAAGACATGGCTGAAAAGACTGACTTTACATTACCTGCCTCGACTGAAGTATTCTGCGAAAACATCGCCTTTATAAAAAGATATTATGAAAGGCTTGAAGAATTGCTATTAGATAGCACTAAAGCATGAGCATCAGTAACGACCAAGCAAAGGCTTGGATTAACAATTTGCGTAAGCAAGTCACTAATGCCACAGAGTCTTTAACTACATTAAGGCATCAATACTTCTTGCTAAATCTCATAGTATTAGCTATTAAAGGCGATGTTACCTTTAGCGGTGCGCCTGTAATAGAGTATGATGCAAAACAGTAATAGTCTAATTTATGTCAAACAATAGCGATGATGACGTTATAATTCACGCTGACGTTATCCATAATGGCTCTCTTACTATAAATCAAGTTGATGCGTTTCCGCCAAACCCTAAAGTAGTGACGCTTATTGTTAAAGACGACACCCTCTGGGGTTATCTTAACATTCAAGGCGTGACAGCCTGGTGTCCTTTTGCTAAAATACCAATGAATTTTGTGTATAAGCAAGAGACAGCCGCATTTACTTGGATTGTGCAGCACAATTTAGATGCAAGCGATACTTGGGTTCAAGTAAAAGATACATTAGGTAATCCCGTTACTTGTGGTAAACAAGACATAAATAGGAATAGTTTTAGTTTGCATTTTACAGAGCCAACCGCAGGTGCCGCGCTAGTTATTGCAAATACAGAATTGCAAATGGCTTAACAAGCCTTTAATTGAGGTCATTTATGACAGATAATATTATTCGACATCTTGGAGACTTAGACTTACATGGGAACCTAACCCTTTTAAGTCAAGTTACTGATTTCCCCGCCAATCCCCGTATTGGTACTATGGTTATGAAAAATAACTGTATGTACGTTTATGCACTAATTGGTAGTCTTGAAACCTGGTATCCGTATGCTTCCGCTACGGCCAGCTACATCCATACGCAAGGACTTGCCGCGCAGACATGGACAGTTACGCATAATCTTGACTCACTTAACTTGTGGTTTCAAGTAAAGGATAGCGACGGTAATATACTTGCAGTTAACAAAACTGACGTTAACCGCAATGTATTTACGCTTAACTTCACAACCCCGGTTGTCGGAACGGTTGTTGTAGTCGCCCCTGAAAAGATTGACGTTCCTCAAGTTAGAGCGACAGGTTTAATTGTTGGTAACAACAATGAAGTTGTTGTGGATTCATCTGGGGTATTGATAAACGGAAGTTATGCTTTAACGACTGCTGTTATCTCTTCTGAGATTGCAACGGCTGTTAGCGGTGAAGCTACACTGCGGGCAAATGCTGATACTACGCTTACAAGCAATCTTGCCAGCGAGGTCACTAGAGCGCAATCTGCTGAAGCGTCCCTAACGTCGAGTATTGCAACGGAAGCAAGTAGCCGCGTCTCCGGTGATACTGCTTTGCAAGGACAGATTGATAGTATTCTGTCAAATGTTGATGCAACGGCCCTTAACTCATTGAGTGAGATTGTAACTGCTTTTCAAGCAGCAGATGGTACGCTGAATGGCGCAATTACTACTCTTGCTGGTAGTGTGACCACGGGGCTGGAAGGGAAAGTAGATAAGGTTGCAGGGAAAGGGCTGTCTACAGAAGACTACAGCACGGCTGAAAAAACTAAGTTAGCTGGAATTGCCGAAGGGGCACAAGTTAACGTAGTTACAAGTGTGGCGGCTAAAACCGGTGATGTTACTCTTGTGAAGGCAGATGTTGG